CTTCTACTGTATTTAACCATTATGGAGATACCCCTTCTGGAAAATCGTAATCTTGATTAATACGTATAACCAAATTGCCTTCATCGTCCACATAGTAAATTAAATTTCTATCATCCCATCTAAACTGCTCATAACGTAAATTATCAAAGGAAATTTCATGCTCTTCGTCTCTACCTTCAAAAAACTCAATTCCTCTTTGAAAATCTGGATAGTTTTCTGTAGGATCCCCAGGTTTATTAACTTGTACACCGTCGGAACTTTTCATTTGATCTGATTTAACCAAATATAAATCACCATCTTGCGTTCTACGTAAACCGTAAAAATATCTACTGCCTTTTACTGTTTTAAGTATTGTTCCTACTTCTGTACCTTGATAAAAACTTGCCATTTATTTTTCCTTAACTTACAATATTAATTGTATTCCCCATATTAGTATGTGCTGAACATTGATAATACAATGTTGCCGGTGCCGCCATTGGTACAGTGAATATAATGTAACCAGTTGATGCATTATTGTTTGCAACACCTGTACTGTATGCCGCGCCGCCATTTGATACTCTAATTTCAAATGGATGGCTTCCGCCACTATTATTAAAGAAATAATAAGTCATTCCTCTTGTTAAGTAAAGCACTGGATCATTTGTAGTTGTTGGAAAACCAGGACCAGTAAATGTATAATCCGATGTTCCGTTTGCTCCAAGTGTCCAAGTAATACTCGCTCCATTTTGTGGTGCCCAACTTGTTCCGTTGTAAGCCATTGATGCACCTCTAATAGCGTTTGCTGTGGTAACATCTGTTAACTCGTTAATTGTTGTAGCACCTGTAGTACCGTTAAAGTTGATTGTAAGAGTACCGTCAACCATTGCTGTTGCTATATCAGTTCCGCCTGCGATTGTTAATGTATCTGTTAATGTACTTGCAGTTGTTGAACCTTCATCACCTGCTACCGTCGCAAACAAGTTTTGATCTGTTGATTGATCTACAACAAATTCTAATCCTGTACCTGCACTATTAACTTTGACAAATCTGTTTGCCGCGCCTGTAAATGCACTTGGTGTATCAGTTAAATCTAAAAATGCTTCACCAAACAGTGTTGGTGTATTTGCAAAGTTATTGTAATCTAAGAAATATGCACTATCAAAACCATCAAGTGTATCTGCATCTAAACCCGAACCCCCTGATGCTACGTCAGCACCTGGTGCCCATTGTGATCCGTCCCATTTAAGAACGTCACCTGTACTCGGAGCCGTTGCAGAAACGTTACTTAACGCACTAACTGGAATTGTTGAAAGTTCACTTGCATTAACAACTGAACTATATTCAATAGCAGTTCCTGCAGAATTTACTCTAACAATTTTTCCGTTTGCACCTGCAAAGTTTGATGGAGTGTCAGTTAAATCAACAAATGCTGATGCTCCTCCTCCTGCGCCTGCTACTGTTCCTGGTCCCCAAGTTGATGTGTCTGTTGAATAAACAAGAGCCTGACCATCATTTGGACTACTTGCTGATACGTTTCCTAAGTCACCTAAGGCACTTGTAGTATCTAACATTCTAACCCATGCGTTACTATGAGCATAATATACTGATGCATCAGCAGTCACCTTTGCTAACATTCCGTCGTAGGTTGTAGGATTTGGTAGTGAACCAAATGTAGGATATAGGAATGTAATTTTGTTACTGCCGGTTGCCGTTGGAGGAAAAGAATTGATAACATTATTAACAACAACTGTTAATTGATCTCCATCTCCTAATGCTGTATATAACTCATTAAAGTTATTATTAATTTTTGTAGCACCTGCCCTAAGGTTATCACCTTGACCATCGTTGGGCAAAACACCTACGTTTACTGTTTGTTTTGTCATATCCTACTCCTACTCTCCTATGTTTGGTCGTATGTAATATTGTTATTGTCCAACGTAAGGTTAGTATTATCCCATTCTCTATCGCTATCGACGATTACAATTTCATCTCCAGCATATTGAACAGCACCATCGTTTGGACCTTGGTTAATTCTTACAACAAGTTCGCCTTCATTGTTTACATAATAAAATAAATTTGCATCGTCCCAGCGAAATTGTTCGTAATTTAAATTTCTGTATGTTAAATTATGTGCAGAATCTCTTCCTTCAAAAAATTCTCCACCTTCATCAAATTCTGTAAAGTTGTCTACAGGATTACCTTCTTTGTTAATTTGAATAGTATCATTCAAACTTAACTGATCAAGTTTTCCTAAAAAAAGTTCACCATCATCTGTTCTACGTAATCCATAGAAGTATCTTTCACCAAGATTGTCTTCAATAGTTTGCGTAATAGTTTGACCAGTGTACCATTGATTAGACATATTACACTATCTCCACAAAACTTAATACACAATCAAGACTTCCATCAATGTCTGATTGTATATACAAAATATTAGTTGAGGCTAAAATAATTTTTTCACCTCCATTTAAAACTTTTAGTGTTGCGTTCGGTGGAATCAACACATCTTTTAAATAGTAACCTGTTACAGAAGTATCGTCTGCAATCAATACACTTGCACTTACTACTGATTCAGTTAAGTTTGCTAAACTTAAACCAATGACAGTTGCTCTGGCCGAAGGAGGTGCTTCGTATATTGGTACTCTTACAGTTCCTATTTCTTTTACTATTTTATTTTTAAAAAACGTTGCCATTTTATTATCCTATCGTAACCGCCATTTTAATTGCAATCTCTTCAGCGTCTTGTGCTGATACTGCTCCAGAACTACCTGCAACAGACACCCAAATTCCTGATGGATCATAAATTTCAACACGGTCGTCGTCTGTGTTAAAACGCATCATTCCTGTTTCTGGTGTTGGATGTCTTGTAGACAAATCACCAACTGGAATAACAAATCCACCCTGGCCTTCGATTTTAAAGTAACCGTCGCCTGTTTGGGCAAGTGATGTAATTGCACCGGGTACAGTATTAGTTATCGAATTTTGATTGAAACCAAAATTTTCTACAATAACTCGTCCTGTTCCGTTAGATCTTAGGTTCAAATCTGCATTTGTAGTAACAGTTCTTACAGTATTTCCTTCAATTTCAATATCATCAACTGCTAATTTGGCAACATTAAAGCGTGTTTGGTTAACATCTGCAACTAACTGACCGCCTGCATAAAAATATAACGTATCGTCATCAGCACCAGGTGTTGCTTCTGCTAAGATATATGTATCTTGATCAACATCACGTACACCGTTGAGTGTAATCCACTGCCCGTCATATCCTTCAAACACATCTGTGTCTGTGTTATAACGTAACATACCAAGGGCCGGAGTTGGTCTTTGAGCAGTTGTACCACGAGGAAGTGTTAAACTTCCTGTTGAATTAATATCAACTGTTTCACTTCCTGGATTAAGTATCATATCTCCAGTAGATGAAATAATATTTGTTTTAAATGCTAAATCATCAACTCTAATAGAACCTGTACCACTTGCACGTAATTCTAAATCTTGATTTGTGTTTGTAGTTTGAATAACATTTGTATTAATATTAATATCATCAATTTGTGCTTCACCTGCATAAAGTTTACGCCATTGGTTAGTTACTAACCCTAAACTAAATGTTCCGTCTTGACTTGGTACAAGATTGCTTGAAATTCCTGCAACAATTTCAATGCTGTCTGTTGCTTCGTCACCAATTGTAATATTACCTCCGATTGTAACATCGCCTGTTACATCAAGGTTACCTGCAATATTAACATCATCATTAAAATTAACAGTACCACTTTGAGCATCAATGTTTAAGTCGCCGCTTAAACTTTCAATAGTGTTACCACTAATTCTAATGTCACCTGTTTGGATTTTTTCACCATCAATAATTGTAGTTGATGCACCTGTGCTAAATCTTACACTTTGAAGTGTATCAATATTAAAGTTTGCATTTGTAAAATTAACAGTACCGTCTGCTTGATTTACATGAAAAACATCACCAACTCTAAAGTCACCTTTATGATCTACAGAACTAAAATAAATTTTTGCAGTATTTAATTTTGTAACTTCTTGACTTTGGATAACTGTTGTAGGATCGTTATCTACTTCTTTACCGTTGCCAATGTATGCAAGGTTTTGAGAGATAAGGTACATAACAACACCGTTACCGTCTCCATATATTCCGTAATTACCATACACACAAGCACTACCAATTGAACGTATTTCACAACCAAAGTCTGAAAAATCTGCAAGTTCAATCCCAGTAGCATATGCGCCGCCACTAAAAGAAATATCTTGAAGTAGTATAGTTTCGTCTTCAAATATTGTTGAACCGTCTACTCCATTAAATCTTAAAAGAAGTTGTGTGTTGTTATCGTTTGAAACTTCGTTTAGTGGTGGTGTATAAGATCCTGTAGAATATCTTGCCACAGTTGAAATTTTAAAGTCATCAATGTGTCCATCCCAAAACTCTCCACTACCTGCATAGTTTGATCCAATAAGTAACGGCTTAGTTGATCCTAAGTCATTACCAAATGTTGAATTAGAATCAACTCTTATTCCGTTAACATATAAATTAATTGTTGTGCTTGTTCTTGTTACAGCAATATGTGTCCATGTTGTTGTTGATAGTAGTCCGCCACTTAATAAGTCTGCACCGTTGTGGTAAACTTTAACAACACCAGCAACTGCATAAAGATATAAACCAGAATCAGTTGCAGTACCTGCTCTCATATCAACAAGTGCTCTTGTTCCTGTTACATCATTTGCATAAAACCAACCTTCAACAGTAAATGCACCTGTGCCAAACCCAAAGTCTGGATCATTAGCAATTGAAATGTAATCGTTAGTACCGTCTAACAGTAAAGATCCTGTTCCAAACTTTTTAATAGCAGTATCAATTTGTGCATTATCAACTGCAACAACAGTTTTACCGCCTCTTTCAAACTTAGTTTCTAATCCAATAGCATTGTTATTAAGGTAAACATAGTTTCCATCTACTTCATTAACAACACCTGTGATAGTTGATGCATCTGCTTTGGTATATGTAAACACATCACTAATTTGTGGTGTGCCTACAAGTCCACTAAGTTTTACTTTTGTACGTCCTGAACCTTTTAATCCGTTAGCACCGTTTTCACCTACTATTGCTTTATCAGCAAAGTAAACAAAACTGTTTAGCCATTCAATTCTTGCACCATTAGTTGCTTGTAATCCTATGGCGCCTGGTGTAATAAATGTCACACTATGGAACAACATACTTGCTTCACGTGAATCTGCTGTTGCAACTTCACCGTCTATTAGTGCGCCGCGTCCTGCATCACCTTGATCAAATCCCCTTGGATCGCCTGCGGAAGTTACACTGCCTTTTGTAATCACTGATACGTTTTTAACATAAGGCGAACGACTTGTTACTTTAAAATTATTAGCAAATCTAAATGCCCAACCTGTATTATTAATATTGTCATAATAAAAATCAGCAACAGTTAAATTCATAACACTTGTTTCACCTTGTAAAACAAATGCATCATTATTGTTAGTTCCTGCTGTAGGAATAATTTTTACTGCTCTAATTCCTTCACCGATAACTGTAACACCTGCTGGTACATTTAAAGGAAACTGTTCTTCATAAGTTCCTGGATAAATGTGAATAGTATCACCAACACCGGCAACACTTAAAGCCTGCGTTAGTGTTAAATATGGATCCTGTGGATGTTCTCCGCTGTGTGCATCATCACCATTTTTAGCAACATAATAAACATTACCTGGAGTTAGTGTTAGATCCAAGTCGCCAATTGTTAATCCTGCTGTTGTAATGCTTGTTGCAGTTAAATCACTAAAGTAACCGTGTGACCATTTCTTTGTTGGAGTACCAATTGTGTACGTATCAGTTACATCTGGAATAAGATCGCTGGCAATATCTGCATTAATTGTAACTGTATCAGTATCTGCATCACCAATTGTAATGTCGCCATCTGCACTGATATTTCCTGTTGCGTGTAAATTACCTGTAATATTTGTATTACCGTGAATATTAATACTACCTGTACCATTAGGTCTAAATTCTAAGTCTTGATTTGTTCCTAAAGTACGTATTACACTTCCATCAATTTCAATATCATCTACTTGTAGTCTATCTTGATAGATTACACTATTTGGTGTAGCAATGTTGAATATTGATTGTGAAGTAGATATTGTATTAGTAGCACCATCTATAGTAATATTACCAATCGGTAATGTGGTGTCTAAAATATCTAATGTTTGAATTCTTGCTG